CACTTGGTTACCAACTGCATAGGCAGTTGCACCGTTGTATAACGCTGCTGCATTGCCATATTGAAACGTGCCAAACATTGTGTTGTATAGCACTTGCAATGGTTTTAGCAGTGTTTTAGTCCACGCTTTGTATATCGGCAGCCGCTTCTTTGGTGGTAAGAAGTTAACCGCAAATGTATCGGTGTTTATAATGCTGCTCATTATTGTACAATATAAGATAATGTGTCTGCAAAGGTATGTGTTGCAGTTGTTTCTTGCACTACATAGCCCGCAATGGTTTGATATTGCACTGCATCAACACCTGTTGATAGGTTATACAATGTAACTCCTGCACCATACGCAACGGAATGTTTGCGCACTAATATACGTGCTAAACTAACCGAAATTACACCCTCCACCGCTTGTATAGCATCAACTACCGCTTGCGTGCTAATAACACCATTAAAAGGTAAGTTAGCCATGTAATTATTCAACGCTGCTACTACATTAGTGCTTATAACTGCTGAATATTGACCGTTATAGTAAATCGTTGCAGCCACTTCCATCTTATCACTATTATCATTGATTAACGTGAATGCTATGCCCGCAGGATTAAAGGTTTCAACGTAGCTTTGTAATTCGGCTAATTCTCCAACTGATACTGGTGTTGGTGGATTGCCTTTTGCAACTTTAATTAACACCGTTCTGTTTGGCGCGGTTATTACTGCGCAACGTGTCAATATTTGATTAGCAGTGTTAATAGTTGGATATTCAATAACGTATGTTGTTGTGTTTAATTGAGCAACATCGCCTTTTTGATACTTCAAAACCTTGTTGCGTGTCCATTGCGGTGTGCTTGGTGCTGCGGTGCTTGCTATAGTTTCTAATTCTACTTTAAATATGTCTTGCAACTGCTCAAAAATAGCTATGCAAGAAGCTACGATAAAATAGTATAGATTCCACTTTGCGGTTTGACTTGTTGAGGTCAATGTGCTTAATGTCGGGTCTGCATTTTTTGCATCCAACATTGATTGTTTAATTTGTGTGACTGTTCTGGCCATTATTAAAGTGTTAAAACGTAGTAAGAAACATACACATCTAATTGCCCATCGCCTGCCGTTGGGTTGCCTATTTGCGCTCCAATAGTAAGAGGTAAATTGTCAACAACCGATCCTGCTAACGAAACCGTTGGTGTTATGCTTCGGCTGCTATACTTGTCTTGGTTTCCCGATATTGCACTATTGTAGTTTACTTGGTAAAGTGAACTGTTTGGTGATAGTGTAATATTCAAGTTTGTTGCGTATTCAATAGTGCCGAAACGATAACGCAATAATACAGTAAAAGGTATTATAACCTTGCCTGCTCCCTGTGCTGCAACTAATGTTATAGGTGTAGTAAATGAATTCAACAATTGCGCGGATGTGATAGTTACCTTTGCGAATTTCGTAGGCAAGCCACTTGCAAGTGTATAGGCCACAACTGCATTAACATCGGTTATTGATGTAACTGCGTTTTGATTTACTATTACTTTCTCTGTGCCTGTTAGTGATGTTGCTACTGGTAACTCTGATATTTTTTGCTCTGCCATTTTATTGTTGTATTATTAGTTTATAACCGCTTTCTGTTAGTAATTCGTAACTTAATTCACTCGCCAACACTATTGCATCGGGTATATCACCGCTACGAATAACATCGTCTTCTAATTGTGGGTCGTTGTTTGTGATTAATGTAGTAATATTCGCTTCTATTGTTGGTGCGTACATTGCAGAATAATCAAAACCTTGCATAGTGTAAGTAATGATAAATTCCTGAATGTTTGTATGGTCATTGCTTTGCACTTCACTTCTGCGCAGAAACTTGCTATTGTAAGGTGTTGACCAACCATGTATAAGTTGGTTTAAGTCTTGTTTTAATTGCAATATATCGGTGTCTTCTGTTTTGTAGCTTTCAAAACCTAAATGCAAAGCTATGGTCATTGTGCCTTGTTGCTGCCCTTGTAAGTTCTCAATGTAATCGGCCGCAGGAAACTCAATAAAGCAGTTTGGATAACCAAACGCTACGTTAACATCTTCGCGCTCATATTGGTTGTTCCATAGTGCAACATACTTCAATGATTGAAGTGTGCTAATACGTGCCTTTAATTGGTTATATATTGCTAATTGCATGCTTGCTTTCTAACCAAGTTTGTTGACTAATATGTTTTAACTCTTGCATAGTTTCAGCAGTTAACAATGCTCCATTACCGCCTTTTATGCCTACAAATATACCAAATTCATCATAAACTAATTCATAGTCGTTAATTATTAAGTATTGCAATATTTCTGTTTCAATTATATTCATAAAAATACCTTATCTAATCGTTTAACAATAACTGCTTTTACTTTTTCGTTTAGGTTGTAACTATCACCCATAAATTGACGCTTGGGCATATTAATAGAATATGCTCCTGTTGTATATTCTTTACCTTGAAACGTAACTTTTTTTGCTCTGCCCCTTGTAAATTTTCCATCTTTAAAACCTGCATTGCCTCTTATGCTTCTTGTTATAGTTCCGCTTCCTTTTCTGCCACTAACATTAATTGTTTCCCCATCATTGTGAACCTTTGCATAAGGCAAATCAGTTGAAATCTTAATGCTTAACGCTGCTCTGTTTGCAGGGTTTCTTTTAATGCTTCTGCGGAGGTCACCTGTCTTAACTAATATTGCACGACCTGCTTTAACGCTTCTAACCGTTCCTAATTCTGCTGCTGACTTCTTACTTCCTCTGCCCTTACGCTCACTTGCTTGTCTTTTTTTCCACTTTTGCACACTCTTGTCATCCCACCCTTGCTTCCTAAATGATTCAACAAAGAACACCTTTGCAGTGTTACCAACATCTACAATAGCAGCCTCCAACGCTTTTCGCGCTTTCTGTTCTGCTTGTTTTAGGTTGAATTTATTGCTCTTTGCCATTATGATAACGGTGGTAAATTCCAATTAACTTTAGCTGCTTCTTTATCGCCTTTTGCAATGTCAAAATATGGGTGCTTATCTTTACCTTTACTCTTAAACACATAGCCATCCTGTCCTGCATTCATACGAAACAATGGTGGCACATCATTTGGCGGTGTAAACTTGCTCAAATCCGTTTCTTGCCCCTCTGATAATTGTATTACGGTACAACGACAACGCCATCCGTTAGGGGGATAGTATTGTTTCCAAAAGGGGTCGCTTATTGGGCGAATGATATTGTCTAATGCTGCGTGTGTTGGTCTTACTCTGCCATCACCAACGGTTTGGTATTGCAATAATGGCAACACATCGGCATCCATCTCTATACGCTTCCAATCCGATGCCATACGTGCCGATGCTTTAGCAGTTTGATATTCGGCTTGTAAGTAGTCTTGGTTATAGATGCCAAATATAGGCTCTGCTGCGCGTTTAAATGCATAGAAGTTACTTTGATATTCAGGAACTGCTAACAATGAAGTTAACGCTTTCGTTTGTTGGTAGGTTTTTGCACCACTAAACACATAGATGTTATTGAGTAAATCGGCAGTTAACACCTCATCCACAACTGGCGCCAAATCAATGCCATCTTTTAGATACTTTGCAGTTTTTAAATAGATTCCTGTTGGCAACTGTTGGGCATTAACCGCGCCTATCCAAACATCATTTGAGAAACGATTGAAGTCGTTTTCATCAAATGGTGTTGGTGGGTCAACTTCCTTACCTACGTTGCAAAAAGTACACATTATTTGTATAGGTTACGCAATTTGTTTTCTACCTTAATAACTTCTTCTTCTTCATCGGCTTCTGGCATTTCATCTGCTATCTCAACACCATATTTGTGTTCTAAATATTCGTGTTCTAACTTAATGCCTGCCTTTAAAAAGTCAACATCAATCTTTGCTTGCTCTGCTAATGGTAAACTTTCGCTTTCATCATATTTAAACGTGCATCCTGTTAGGTCAAATCCGTTTCTAATCATCATTGGCACTAACTGGTCTTCAATAATGAATTGCATTTTCAACGTGTCTTGTTTCGCTATCATAGCAGCTACACCCTCGTGAACATTCGCAGAACCGCTATAACTCTTTTCATCGGTTGTGCCTGTTTGCCCTAATATAATCTTACTGATTTCGCTATTGCAACGCTCCACCATTTTATCGAACACTGCATACGCATCTGTTCTGCTTGCTTGCATCAATTCGATGTTATCGTTCAAATCTAAAACCGCCCACGAAGCTACACCCATATTGCGCAACATATTCTCCATATTTTTGCGGGTCATTTCATCACGCACATCGGTCTTGCCTACACGTATAGGGCTGCCGAATACCTCTGCAAACTCTGCCCACGCTGCCATTGCGTTTTTCTTCCAAATAACGTATGGCGCCAAATACATCATTAGCCCTAAATCTTTCTTTTCGCCTACTCCGATGCACCAGTTGTTGTATGGTGCTTCATCGAATCTCTTACCCTCTGTTACCGTTGCAGTGTTGGTGCGAACTAAACTAAATTCAGGCACTACATAAATGCGAGGTATAAGGTCAACACTTGTATATCTATCGTTAATTATTGCGCCAAATTGCACGCAACTAAATCCCCAAAAGATTGAATCTAATGCTAAATTTTGGAAGTCATAAAACCACTTTTGATTGAAGTAAGCGGTTTTGGTTTCATCCATTTCGCCATCTGGTCCACACACCATAAAACGCTTGCACAATACCTTTGATTTACGCTGCAACATTGCCGATTGCACTTGCCCATCAAGTACGATTTGTTGATAGGTTTGCATTAACAAGAAGCGGTTTGGGTACATTGGGCTTTCAGCCGCTTGTAATGCTATGTTGTACTTTGTCGCATCCTGCCTTACACGTTGCAACTGCTGCTCAAAGTCAATAGTTTTGCGTATGTTTGCCTTTTGTGGCTGCGGTTTGTTGAAGTTAAATATATCGTTATACCAAGCCATTATTTAAAGAAATTATCTTGTTTATCTAAACTATTACCGTAACGAATGCTAAAGCCCTCGCTATTGGTTGTATTGATGTTTAACACCTCTGCCGTATCTGTGCCGCTTGCCCATCTGTCTAACTGGTCTAATGCCTCTCTATTGCGTTCAATTCTTAATTCGGGAATGTTGCGCGGGTTAATCCTTGCGTGTAAGTTATACAATGTCATATCCATTGCCAACTCCACAAACATCGGGTATCTGTTATCACCAACTGTCCAATAAGTTGCGTTGCTTGTTAGCACGTTAACCATTGGTTGCCAGTACGCGGTTAATGTTAGCTTTTGGTTTGTGCTTGCTGCTATGGCAGTGTAAACATAACCATTGC